CTTACACAAGAATAATCGGTTAAGCGGTCTGGGAGGTGCAAGTCCTCCCTATTCAATTTGGGAAAAGCCCTCTGAGGAGGATACCTTTTACCCGTCGACGGTGGGAAAAGACCACATAGCATGGCAGTCTCATGCTAGACCAATTAAGACTGACAACATTCTAGATCTAGGAACGACAATATATACCCTTATTATTTTAAGAAAAAATGGCACAACAGTCATCAGCTAACCCTACCTCATTAACACGTCAGGGTCAGCTCAATTCAGCAGGTGACGCCAGAAATTTGTATCTTAAATTATTCTCAGGAGAAATGTTCAAAGGATTCCAGCATGAGTCAATAGCTCGTGACATGGTAATGAAGAGAACATTGAAGAACGGAAAGAGTCTTCAGTTCATCTACACAGGTAGAACAACTGCGGAATTCCATACTCCCGGAAATTCAATTTTAGGAAACAGTGATGGTGCACCTCCAGTCGCAGAAAAAACAGTAACTTGCGACGACCTATTAATCAGTTCAGCATTCGTGTATGAGCTAGATGAAACACTTGCACATTATGAATTACGTGGTGAGATCTCTAAGAAGATCGGCTACGCACTTGCAGAGAAGTATGACAGACTCATCTTCAGAGCAATTACTAAAGGTGCAAGACAAGCTTCTCCAGTATCAAAGACAAACTTTGTAGAGCCCGGTGGAACACAGATCAGAGTTGGAGCAACAACTAATGATTCTGATGCTTACAACGCAGGCAACCTAGTTAATGCTTTCTATGATGCAGCAGCAGCTATGGATGAAAAAGGAGTTTCTTCAGCAGGAAGATGCGCGGTGTTAAACCCACGTCAATACTACGCTTTAATCCAAGACATAGGTTCTAACGGACTAATCAACAGAGACACACAAGGTACAGCATTACAGTCTGGACAAGGTATCATTGAAATTGCAGGCATTAAGATCTTCAAGTCAATGAACATTCCTTTCCTAGCTAAGCATGGTGTAGCTTATGGTGGAACTACTGGTGAGACAGCTCCCGGAAACTTAGGTTCACACGTCGGTACAGCACTAGCTGACGCACGTAAGTCTGTAACAGGACTAAACAACAACTACGGTAACAGCACAGACTTTGCTAAATCTGCTGGATTAATTTTTCAGAAAGAAGCAGCAGCAGTTGTTGAAGCAATCGGTCCTCAAGTCCAAGTGACTTCAGGGGATGTGTCGGTTGTATACCAAGGAGATGTCATATTAGGGCGTCTAGCTATGGGAGCAGATTTCTTGAACCCAGCAGCAGCCGTTGAACTATACGTTGGAGCATCTGCACCAACAGCGTTCGGTACAACATACCCAGAGAACGGTTAATTTATTCTTTATACGGGAGCTTCGGCTCCCCTTTTTTTTATGGCTATTCCAATAAGCACCGATACCGAACTATCCGCAGTGAACTCCATCTTGGGTAGCATAGGTCAAGCACCTATAACATCATTAACACAACAGGTAGGGCAACCAGACCCTTTAGCTAATCCAGAAATATCTTTTGTAGTTAATATATTACAAGATGTAAACAAAGATGTCCAGACAACTGGCTGGCACTTCAATACACAATACAAAGTAAAAAGATCTCCTGATGCAAATAAGAATTTTGTCATACCACAAGATGCTATAGCATATGATCTTAGTGACGGTCAGTTTGATAGAACTAAAGATGTCACAAGAAAGAATGGTAAGTTATACGATAATGTTGCACAAACAGATGAATTTACTGGCGACTATGAATTTGATATTATAAGTCTTTTATCTTTTGCAGATGTACCTCCTCCAATTCAAAGATATATTATTGCAAGAGCTTCAGTAAAAGCAGCAGTGCAACTTGTATCTAATGCTGATCTAGTTAAGTTACTTAAATTAGAAGAGCAACAAACTAAGGCTAATGCTATGAATTATGAAACAGAACAAGGCGACAATAGTTACTTCGGTTTTGGTTCTAATACAAGCTATAGATCTTATCAACCTTACAAAGCACTTATAAGATAATGGCAGCAAACAACATTTTAAAAATCAGAACTGTTCGTGGAGTACCTAAATATCTATACAATATAGATAAAGACAGATATCGCGAAAAGTATAACACTATCAAAAAGATAGAAAAAGCTAAAGCTAAAAAGAAAAAAAAGAAAAGGAACGCTTAATGGCAAACATTACACAAACTATACCTAACCTTACTGGTGGAATATCACAACAGCCTGACGAGCAGAAGATTCCCGGGCAGGCAAGGGACATAACAAATGCACTTCCAGACATCACACAAGGATTGCTAAAGAGACCGGCTGGTAAGTTTGTGTCAACTTTAAGTACTTCTACAAGTGATGGTAAATGGTTTCATTACTATAGAGATGAGAACGAGCAATATATAGGACAAGTTGCCAGAAATGGTGTAGTCAGAATGTGGGCATGTGTAGATGTCAAAGCTGCTAATGGTAGTACTATCCATCAAGCAGGGGCAGAAGTTACTGTAGTAGATGGTATAGGAAACTCTACATATTTAACACATACTGACCCAGAAGATATACAGACACTGACTCTTAATGATTTCACTTATTTAACTAATAGAAGTGTAATTACAGAGATGGATGCGTCTGTTACAGAACCAGCAGGCAACTTTACTAAAGAAGTATTTATAGAACTAAAACAGATAGCTTACTCAAAACAATATTCATTTAATGTTTTTGACCAAGATGGTAGTCAAGATAGTCACTTTACTACAACCACAACAGCTACTCGTATTAATGTAGAAAGAGTTAGATCAAGTAATAATTACTGTGACTCAAATGGCTTTATGGTTGCTCATGCAACTAGAGGTAGTGCTGGTAATAGATGTGATGAAAGTGCAGGAGATGGTAGAGATGCCTTTGCTCCTAACGTAGCTACTCGTATATTTTCTGTTGATAGTAACAAGTCATTAACTGATGGCTCAGCTACAGGCGGTATAATATCTGGTGGTGCTACATCTAACCAAGACTATCAGTACAACGTTAGAACTTATGCTCAAGGTGGTTCTGGTAGTGGATCTGATTATGTCAGTGGAAGACAAAACTTGTACTTCCGTATAGCTACAACAGGTCAGTCAGTACCTTTTACAACTGGCTCTGGAGAAAACCAAACAACTGTATATCAAGCTAGATATACAACCACATATGATTTACTACATGGTGGTGAAGGTTGGTTACAAGGTGATTTCTTTTATGTATGGATGAAAGATGCTTTTTATAAAGTAACTGTAGAAGAGATTAGTACATCTAAAGTACAAGCTAATTTATGTTTAGGTAGACCACAACCAACACCATTTGATAATGAAACAACTATAACTGCTGAGAGTATTCTTGGTGATATGAGACAAGAGTTAATTGACCAAGGATTTGCTGCTGCTGATATAACACAGATTGGTATAGGTTTACATATAAAGAAAAATACTGTTTTTAATGCTTCTACTGGTGTAGGAGAATTATTAAATGTTGTAGCTAGTGAGGTTAATGATGTAGGAGATTTACCTTCACAATGTAAACATGGTATGATCGTTGAGATTATAAATAGTAATGCTGACGAAGATAATCATTACGTAAGATTTAATGGTAATAATGATAGAGATGGAGAAGGCACTTGGCAGGAATGTGCTAAGCCGGGAAGAACAATAAGATTTAATTATGCAAAGATGCCAGTAGCTCTTATTAGAACTGCTGATGCAAACTTTAGAATAACTGAATTAGATGACTCTTCATACACTGTTCTTGGTGTAACTCACAAAGCTCCTTTCTGGAGTGATGCCTTAGTAGGTGATAGTACAACTAATCCAGAACCATCTTTCATAGGACGACCTATAAATAAAATGTTGTTCTTTAGAAACAGATTAACTTTTTTATCTGAATCATTTATAATTATGTCTCGTCCGGGAGATTATTTAAACTTCTGGTCTAAGTCAGCTATACAGTTTGTAGCTAGTGATCCAGTAGATTTATCAGGTAGTTCATCATACCCAGCTATTTTTTATGATGGCATACAAGTAAATACAGGATTAATATTATTCACTAAAAACCAACAGTTTATGTTGACTACAGATAGTGATGTCTTTGGTCCACAAACAGCTAAGATAAACTCTCTTTCTACTTACAACTTTAACTTTACTACTAACCCCATTTCTCTTGGTGTTACCATAGGTTTCTTAGATAATGCTGGTAAACACTCAAGATTTTATGAGATGGCTAATATAAGAAGAGAAGGTCAACCACAACTAATTGAACAAAGTGCTGTGGTTTCCAGATTATTTCAGAATGATTTAAAAACTATTTCTAATAGTAGAGAAAATACAGTAATTCTATTTAGTGATGATACCACTTCAACCATGTATGGGTACAAATATTTTGATAATGTACGTGACAGAAAAATGGCAGCATGGTTTAAATGGGAACTAAATGGAAATATTAAATACCATTGTATGCAAGATGATGCTTTATTTGTAGTACAAGAGAATGGCACATCTCGTCAGTTATTAAAGTATTCTATAAAGATGGATGCAGAATCTATCCAACTAGCAGATAACAGAGTACATATGGATTATCTAATGCTTACATCTGGTTGGACATATAACTCAACTACAGGTAAATCTACAAAAGCTAAACCAGCCGGACTAAATGGTACTGGTCAAATAGCAGCATACGATATAGATGCTGGTGTTAATTTAGGTAACTATGCTGAAGTAACAGTAAACGGTAGTAATCTAGAAATAACAGGAGATTGGTCAGGTGAAACGTTCTACATAGGTTATCTATATGAGATGTCAATAACTTTACCTACAATTTACTACAACAGAAAAGAAGGTGAAACGTTCATATCTGATACTAGGTCTAACACTATTCTACATAGAGTAAAGTTAGGGTTTGGACCGGTAGGTGTATATGAAACTACACTGGCTAGAACAGGTAGATCAGATTATACAGAATTGTTTGAAGTAACTCCTGCAAACATAGTAGGAGCTAACACTCAAGGTATTGTAGATGATAATGAATTAAGAACAGTACCAGTATATGATAGAAATACTAACGCAATATTAACTATCAAATCAAAACATCCATCCCCTGCTACAATACATACTTTAACTTGGGAAGGAATACTAAACAATAATTTTTACACTCGTGTCTAAATACATTCACCCAGCAACATTGGAAGCTGCCCTTCGTGTGGCTTCTAATTTATTACCCGATGACTTTCGGGAGGTTACAGAAGGTCATGGACATGACCCTTTAAATGCACTGGTTGTAGGTTTACATAACTGCGACTCAGTTTATTTTGAAGTACCAAATGGTGAGATAGCAGGCATGGCAGGGGTCCACGAAGGTGGACAGATCTGGATGCTTTGCACCCCAGCTATCTTAGAATATCCTCATACCTTTGCTAAAGAAGCATTAAGGTATGTGAAGTCAAGAAAAGAAAAGTTACTATGGAACATTGTTGACGAAAGAAACAAAGTCCATATTAAGTTACTTAGGTTCTTAGGTTTTAAATTTCTTAGGAGATTTACTTACGGACCAAACAATTTATCCTTTATAGAATTTTGCCGTGTGTAGTCCAGCAGCCATAGGACCAGCCGTAGGTGCAATAGGTAACGCAGCCGGAATCTCAGCCGAGAATGACGCTAAGCGTAAAGCCTATGCCCATAAACTAAAAGTCCGTGAACGTAAGTGGATGCAACAAACCGTCACTTACAAAACAAAAAAAGTACAATTTGAACAACAAGTTGATCTAGCAAATATTGCAGCTCAACGATCTTATTCAGAAATAAATAAAAAAATATATGATGCCAGATCTCTAGCAATTCTGCAAAACCAAAGTGATTTTATGAAGATGATAAAAAATCAAGGTGATATCATGGCACGTGCAGCAGAGAGAGGTGTCAGTGGAAAGTCTTTAGCTAAAATGTTAGTTACTAACCAAGGTAGTCTTGGTATGCAACAAGCCATGAGAGCTCGTGGTTTATCAATGGCAATGCAAAGAGCAAAGTCAGGTAAAGAAGACATAAGAACTCAACTTAAATCAGACATAAATAGATCTTACTCTAGAGTAGCTTTGACACCAGTACAAGACATAGCACCACTACCTCCAACTTTAGGCAATCCCGGAATGGCATTGATGATGGGTATGGCTAATGCTGTATCAGCAGGAATCGGTGGCATGGATAGTAATACTATGGGTAATTACTCAGTAAGTGGAGGAGCGTCAGTTCCTAATGTTTCAGGAGGAATGATGACTGGAACTTATGGTTCAGGCATACCAACTGGAGCAGCCGGATATGGTTTTTCTAGTAATGCAGGATTTGTTTCACCACATTTATCAGGTGTAAACCCTTATTAATTATGACAATGTTTCCTAATTATGACGTATCTGGTAGACGAATTACTCCACAAGAAATTGTAGATGTTATTCCAGAACAAGAACAACAAGATGCCCAGATACAACGCTCTGAAGAAGCGTATTTACAGCAGCTAGAAAAAAACGAATTTGATAAAGCTCAGAACACCAAAGATATGTTTGGTGGTTTAGAGAAACTATCTTTATCAGTTCAAGATCTAGTTACAAAAAGACAAGAAAAATATAAGCAAGATAGAGAAGCACAAATAAAACTTGATATCTTAACTAAAGGTGTTAGTCCAGAACTAGAAGCACAATTTAGAGGTCAACGTGCAACTCTATTTGAAGATGATGTAGCTGCACAAGAGTTTGCATCTAAAATAGAAGCCGAAACCGGTGACTCTATTACCGCCAATGAATTTCGTAAGATGGCTGGCTGGGAAAGGTATATGGTTGCAGAACAATATGCTTTACAAAAAGCTAAAGATTACGACCAATTTGTATATAAGGCTTACGAAACTACTAAGATAGATGTTGTTCGTGATGGAGTCCCTGCGTCAGTAGGACACATGGATGACTTATCTCCAGCAGAACAGGCAGCATTAGATACAAAGATTAAGTTTGAGTATGCTAAACAGTTTTCAGGATTAAACCCAGCAATGGTAGCTACTGTTGTCAAACCAGAAATAGATAAGTTTGATGACCTTAGAAGAAAAAAACAAGCTGCTATAAGAGAAGCTGCTTATCAGATACAAGTTAAAGAATCTGATGACAAGAGGATAGAAATAGGTTTTGTTACAGCTAACCCTGCTGATGGACATAACTTAGCTCATCAATGGGCAGCAAGATACGCAGCTAGAAATAGAACTACTGTACAGGCTGGTAGAATAGCATTTAAAGAAAGTCTTATAGAACAAGTAGAACAGAATAAAATCACATATCCACAAGCTATGTCTATAGTTAATCACGAAATACAAGCTCGTGATGGTTCTATGAAGACAATGATGTCTTGGAGAGAATGGGATAATTTAGGTGAAGAGTTAGTAGAAGCATCCGTTAAAGGGTCTGCTGCTAGAGAAACACAGAAAACCAATGATATAAATGCTGATTTAGAAACTATTAAAGCTTTAAAAAATCCTACTAACGATCAAAAAGCTCAACTGTATTCAGCATTTAAACAGAAGTATGATGGTTATGTTCCTGCTAAATTACATGGTGCTTTACAAGGTCATTTAGATGATGATGTTGCAAGAGACCAACTTAATGAATCTATAAGATTCCAAGGTGGTGTGTATGAGTTTGACTTAGCTAATGTTAGTACAACTGTTTATAACGAATACAAAGATAAGATACTTAGTGCTGGTTCTGCGGTTCCCGGAACTGACGAACATAAGGAAGCTAACAAATGGATTACTAGCTATACAAATGATGGCATGGAAACAGAGTTAGGTGAAACAGATGCTAAATCCCCACAGTGGTTAGCTCTAAATGACAACTTAAAAGAGTTGTATTTTAGAACTTATAAAAATACTTTATATAGAGACGGACAGAAAGTAGCTACTGAAGCTCAAGCTAATCAGGCTGCAAAGCTTGCAGTACAACAAGCTGTTGGTGATGAAAAGACTCTCAACATGATGATGAGTACAGACTTTACAGATGACGGTGATGAAACATATAACCGTATGATGCAAGTCTCTATGACTCAAGCTGGTGGAGGTAACTGGTTAAAACAGAAAATTACATCCAACCAACAAGTAGATAAAGATTTAGTTTCTTGGTATAAAACTCCATTAAAACAATCAAAGGATTTACCAGCTTACTATAAAGATTTAGCAATGAGAATGGGAGTTAATCCTATTGATCTAGCTAATTCTCAAGTTAGATTTCTGGTAGATGAAGAAGTGAAAACAGATAAAAAAGAAGAGAAGTATAATCAAAATATTTTAAGACTTTTATATAAATTTCCAACTCGTGAAAAGATTACAAGAGCAAGACTTGAAGCGGAAGGAGCTGGAGATCAAAATACAAAAACATCTATTTATAACAAAAAAGGTTTAACAATAACGAATGAGTAACTACGGTTTACTTGGCGTTTGTTAGCCAATAATTACCGTGGTAACTATGGAAGATGAATTAAATTTTCAGGTAGGAATATCTGGAGAAGGACTGACTATAACAGAAACACAACAGGCAGTCCAAAATATGCAAGAGGCAGAACAAGAACGTTCTGATTTAAGAGAGCAAAATGCTCAAATAGAAGAAGCTAAGATTGAAGGTAATAAACCTGAAGGAGCTACATTAGGTGACTATGTTGCCGATACTGTTAAAGCACCTATTGCTGGTGTAAGAGATGGTGTTGCTAATATCATCACTGCTCCTGAAAGAGTTATTGACTTTATATCTGGCGAGATGGATGAAGAAGCCGCAACTGAAGAAGGCTATGACACTGAGTGGGATGATTTTCTTTATGGAGAAAATGACCCATTAGAAACTAAAACTTGGTGGGGTGGTCTAATTAGAACAGGTACTGAAGTTGCAACTACTTTAGGTTTGACTGGAGGATTTGGAGGAGTAGGTAAAGTTGGTAAAGGACTAACCTTTATGCAAAGTCTAAAGACTGGTGCATTAACCGGAGCTAGATTTGACTTACTAGATAAAGA